ACCGCGCAGGGGTCGTTGAACCCGTTCCGGCGGATCGCCCGCGTCGAGACGATCACCACGAACGCGTGGAAGGGCGTGAGCTCGGCCGGTGTGACGTGGTCGTACGACGCCGAGGCAGCCGAGGTCAGCGACGACTCACCGACGCTCGCCCAGCCGGTCGTGAACATCCACACGGCCCGCGGCTTCATCCCGTACAGCCTCGAGATCGGCGACGACTACCCGTCGTTCGCGTCCGAGATGGCTACGTGCTTGCTCGAGGGCTACGACGAGCTGCAGGCCGAGGCGTTCGCGGTCGGGTCCGGCGACGCCTCCAACCAGCCGTACGGCATCATCACGGCGCTCGACGCCAACACGAACGTCGAAGTGAAGGTCACCACGAACGGTGCGCTGTCCGGCGGCGACATCAACAAGGTGTGGAAGGCGCTGCCCGACCGCTACAAGAGCAACGCGACGTGGGTGATGTCGCACGGCGTCGGCGCCGAGATCGCCACGTTCGGCAACAACAACGCCCTGTCGTTCGTGACGGTCGACCTGACCGGTGTGGTCGAGACGATCCGCACCCGCCCGGTCGAGTACGCGTCCTACTTCCCCGACTTCACCGGCACCACCAACGCCGCGAACATCCTCGTGCTCGGCGACTTCCGCAACTACCTGATCGCGGACCGCGCCGGGATGAGCGTCGAGCTCGTGCCGCACCTCGTCGGCACGAACCGCCGGCCGACCGGCCAGCGCGGCTGGTTCGCGTGGGCCCGGCACGGCGCCGACTCGATCAACGACCTCGGGTTCCGGCTGCTGCAGAACAGCGCCTGACCCTGAGCCCCGCATCGTCCCCGCGCGTCGTTCGCTGTGGCGGTCGACGGCGCGCGGGGCAACCGCCACACGACCGCCACAAGGAGGCCCCGAGATGGGCAAGACCCCCCGCATCCGCGGCGGCATCGTCGTCGCCAAAGACACCGTCAACGTCACACACGACGGGCAGCGCGTCCACATCGAACGTGGCACCGCATGGGTCGCTGACGACCCGCTCGTGCAGCAGTACCCCGACCTGTTCACCGACGACGAGCGGTACGTGCATCGCACGACCCGCGCGCCAGGGCTCGACGGCATCGAGGCCGCGACACGTCGCCCGGGTGAGCGTCGCGGGGTCCGCCGTGGCTGACGCCGACGCTGTCTCCATCGCGTACGTGCACCCGCACGACGTGTCGTACGCGTGGCACAAGTCCATGATCGACCTGCTCGGCTACGACCTCGCCAACCATCAGCGGGTGATGCGCGCCGCGTACATCGCTGTCCGGTGCAGCACCGGAGGGCTCGTCGAGGCACGCAACGAGGCGGTCCGCATGTTCCTCGAGGATGGGCGTGCCGACTGGCTCTGGTGGGTGGATACCGACATGGGGTTCCGGCCGGACGTGATCGACCGGCTCGTCGACGCCGCCGACCCCGTCGAACGGCCTGTCGTCGGTGCGCTGTGCTTCGCCTGGAAGGAGATGTCGGAGGACGGCTACGGCGGCTATGCGTGCGCGCCGTGCCCGACGCTGTACCGGTGGGCTAAGACCCCGGACGGCCGGCAGGGGTTCCTCGCATGGATGGACTACCCCGACGATCAGGTCGTGCAGGTCGCCGGCACGGGCTCGGCGTGCATCCTGATCCACCGGTCGGTGTTCGAGACGATCGCCGACAAGTACGGCGCCGGCCGCTGGTACGACCGGATGACGAACCCGTCGACCGGGCAGCTGTTCTCCGAAGATCTNTCGTTCTGCGCCAAGGCAGGCGCCTGNGGCGTCCCGATCCACGTTGACACGAGGGTGAAGACCACCCACCACAAGCAGCTGTGGGTCGGTGAGGACATCTACCGTGCGGCTCGGTCCTGACGCGCGCCGCTACCTGCTCGCCGCGACCGGTGTCCGGGTGTCGCGTCCGTTCAACGCGCGGTGGCTGCTGCCAGTGCTGTGCCGCACCGACGCGCGCAGGTGGTGGACGGTGTACCTGGCGTCGTGGCCGGTCGCCGCTGCCGGCATGATCGCATGGCGACTCGCAGCCGGTGACAGCCTGGCAGTCGCTGCTGCAGCGATGGCGCTGCTGGTCGGGCTGCCCGGGGTGCTAGGCCCGTCAGTGGTGATCCCGGTCGGGGTTGACCTGCCGGCAACCGCGGTCACGTTGTGCGCCGTCGCCGGGTTCGCGGCGGATGTCCCAGTCGTGCCGTGGCTGCTGCTGCTCGCCGCTGCGTGCATCCGGGAAACGGCGCCGGTGTGGGCTGCGCTGTGGCTGTGGTCTCCGTGGCCGCTGCTCGTGCTCGTCGCCCCCGGTGTCGCTCATCTCGTGCGCCGGCCCGGGCCGGACCCGCTCGGNCCGCAGTTCCAGCAGATCGCCGACCACCCGATCCGTTCGGCGCTCGAGTTCCACCGCGGCCGGTGGCGCGACGCGTGGCTGATGGTCGCGCCGTGGGGCGTCACCCTCGCCGCGCTGTACGACCCGTCGCCGTGGGTGATCGTCACGCTCGCCGCCGCGCACCTGCAGCTGCTCGTCGCGACGGACACGGTCCGGCTCGTGCAGCACGCCGCCGGTCCGGTGATGGCAGCGGCAGCGGCGCAAGTGATCCCTGGCCCGTGGCTGATCCTCGCGATCGTGGCGCACGTCTGGTGGTGGCGCACCCCGGAACGCATCTAGTGGAGGCCCCGATGACCCTCGCGACGGTGAACGACTATCAGGCGCGCTACGACACGACGGTCGACCCTGCGCGGCTGCAGACACTGCTCGAAGATGCGTCGTCGTTCATCCGTCGCGAGGCCGGGCTGCACATCAGCCGCGTCGAGAACGACACGGTGACGCTCGACGACACAGCGATCCTCGGCGGCTACCTGCTTGTGCTGCCCGAACTCCCAGTCGTGTCGGTGACGTCGATCGTGCTCGACGGTGTCACCGTCGACCCGGACACGTACCGGGTGCGCCGCTGGGGGCACGTCGAGCGGGCCGGCTGGTGGGGTTGCCCGCGCGAGGTCGTCGTCACCTACACGCACGGGTGGGACCCGGTTCCCGAGTGGATCGTCGCGCTCGTGTGCTCGACGGTGCAGCGCGCGACGCGGCCGACATCGGTACAGGGTGTGCAGGGCGTCACCACAGGTTCCCAGTACGTGCAGTATGCGACGTCGGTCGCCGGCGTGAACCTGTGGCTGACTCGCGACGAGACGGCGCGGCTGCACGCGTTGCGAGGGGCGACGGTTGCCTGATGGCACTGCACGACGAGTTCCGCACCCACCGGATCGAGGTGACCCGGATCGAGCGAGTACCGGACGGGCAGGGCGGGTTCCCCGAGACGCCGGTCGTCGTCGGCACGATCGACGGGTCGCTGCAGCCGCTGTTCACCGCCAAGACCAAGGCCGGTGAGGCTGAGCGCGCCGAGTTCCGTTGGCAGTTCTATTGCGACCCTGGTACGGACCTGCGCCGCGACGACATGGTCGTCGTGGTCGCCGTTCGCCGGCTCGGCGAGGGATGGGTGCCGGTGCCGCCCCGTCCCGGCTCGAGGATGGTGGTGCTGTCGGTGGGGGAGTGGATCGACCCGATCGCCGGGCTCGACCACGTCGTCGCGCAGGTCGAGGACGTGCAGACCGGTGGCTAGGAGTACCACGGTCCGGTTCGTCTGGCGAGACGAGACCGTCAAGGATGACGTCGAGAAGGCGCTAGCGGCCGGGCTGAGCAAGGCGGGGATTCACGCCCGGCGGGTGATGAAGCAGCGACTTGGCGGCTCGTCCCCGTCGCCCGAGGGGTCGCCGCCAGGCAAGCGGACCGGCACGCTGCAGCGGTCGGTGTCATCACGGAAGTTTCAGCGGCGACGCCGATACGTCGGTGTCGACGTCGGTGTCCCGAAGAAGTCTCCGCACGACTCGGCCGGCAAGGGCAAGACGTTCCCCGGCCGGATGCGAGCGCAGGCTGTGCGGCTCGCGTCCGGGTTCCGGGCCACCGACCGGATGGGCCGCAGATACAACCAGGGGCGCCGCCCGTTCGCCGAACCGGTGCTCGCGTCCGAACGGCAGCGGATGGCGGAAATCCTGCGCGACACAGCCAAGCGGTACACGCCGCGCGCGAAGAAGAAGGGGTGAACGATGCCTGTCGCTCACTACTGCCCGNACTGCGGGAAGTTCTCACAGCACAACGGCGTGTTCGAGTGGGCAGTCACCTGCCCNCAGTGCGGTGAGACCGGACCGGCGCACCGGCACACACCCGGACGTGCCGCGCTCGAGGCTGCCCGCCAGCGGTGGGCNGNACAGCAGGAAGCCGACGCCGGCGGCGACGCGCCGGTCGTCGCGCNTGGCACGTTGGACGTCGACAGCACGTCGTGACGGTCGCGACCGAAGCAGCTGAGCGGATGATCGGCGACGCCACGCTCGTCGCGTTGCTCTCGACCTACCGGGGGCAGCCGGCGGTGTTCGTCGCCGACGAGGGCACCCTGCCCGAGGATGCTGACCCGCCCTACGTGATCGTGCTCGGCGCAGACAGCGTCGAGCCGGACGACACCAAGACGACCCGCGGCCGCGACGAACACATCGTCATTGGCTGTTTCGACCGTGCGACCGGGTCGACCTCGGCGATCAACGCCATCGCCGAACGAATCCGGGAGCTGTTCCACAGGCACCCGCTCGGCGAGCACTCATGGCTCGCCGAGGTGTCCGGCCCGTACGTGTACGACCCCGACGACGACGAGTTCTACGCACGCGCGATGCGGGTGCGGAACGTGTCATCCGTCGACGCCTGATCCCCCCAACCCCAACCCCCGTAGGAGGCCGTCATGCCGATGAACGGTTCCGAAGTGCTGGTCGCGGTGAACACCGGCACCGAGCAGTCGCCCAGCTGGGAAGTGATCCCATGCCAGGCGTCCGGCGAGTACACGCTTGAGGCCGAAACGTTCGACACGTCGTGCAAGGACACGGGCGATGCGACGAACCTGCCCGGCCGCCGGTCCCGGACGATGTCGGTCGAAGCGAACCCGGCGGCGTGGCCGGAGCTCGAGGAGTCCCCGTCGAGCGTGACGGAGATCATCCGTCACGCGGCGGAGACGGGCGAGCAGGTGCAGGTCGCGATCGTCGTGTCCGGCACGGAACTGGAATGGGGCACGGCGACGATCACCACCTACTCGATCTCGTTCCCCGACCAGGACAAGGTCACCCTGTCGCTCGAGCTCGCGATCTCCGGCGGCATGACCCCGATTAGCGTGGGGGCGTAGTGGGTCGACCGGTCAACCCGAAGGAGGGGCAGGTCGCGATCCCGACCCCGCGCGACCCCGGTTACATCGTCGGCCGCCTCGGCGCGCGGGCGATGGTGTGGGTCGAGGAGGCCACCGGGCGCGCCCTCGACGACATCTACGTCGACGTCACCAACCGGATCGCCGCGGCGATGCGGGGCGACCGTTCCACCGCGCCGGTACTCCCCGTGCGGGTCGCCGCCACGATCCTGTGGGCGGCGATCGAGCACGAGCGGCGCCTGCAGGGCGCGCCGGGCCCCGAGTACACGATCGACGACGCGTACGAGATCATCGAGCACGTCGGCCTCGACGAGACCTACCAGTACGCGCTCACCCTCATGCAGCTCTCCCTGCCGTTCCGGCGGCGGACGGCCGAACTCGAGGCTGCGGCGGCGGCTGCGGGAGAGCCGTCCCCCGTGGACCCTCTGCGGGCCGCGGCGATGGCCGCGGCGAACGGTGGGACTGGGGCAGCTACATCGACGCCGCCCTCACCGCCGGCCTGACGGTCGAGCAGGCGTGGACGTACACGCCGCGCCAGGTGATGCAGGTCGTCGAGGCGTGGAAGCGTCGCCGGCTCGACGACCAGACCGACGACCTGTCCCTGGCGTGGCACGTCGCCGCGTTCAGCCGGGAGAAGCGGCTCAAGCCGCTACGGCACTACCTCGAGCGTGCGAAGCGGGTCATCACCGGGACACGCCGCACCCGACCCATTACCCCCGATGATCGGCGCACCGTCCTCGAGGCACGGGACCGGTGGAAGCGGATGCTGAATGCGGCGACGCAACCGACGGCACGGCGCGGGAGGAGGTGAGCGATGGCGAACAACGAGATCGGGTCGGCCTCGTTCGGGCTCGTCGTCGGCCTGCAGAAGTTCGGCGAGGACCTCGGGCGGGCAGAGCAGGAGGCGCGGGCGTCCGCGAACCGGATCGGTGAGTCGGTCGGGAAGGGTGTTGACCAGGCACTCGGCACGACCCTGATGCGGACCGGTGACCGCATCAGCAAGTTCGGGTCGCAGATCTCGTCGACCGGCACCGCCCTCACCGTCGGCATCACCGCACCCCTGCTCGCCGTCGGCGGCCTCTCCGCAAAGGCGGCGATCGACTTCGAGTCCGCTTTTGCGGGTGTTCGCAAGACGGTCGACGCCACCGACGAGGAGTTCGCTCGACTGGAGCAGGGCATCCGTGACATGGCGAAGCGGCTGCCGCAGTCGGCGGTCGAGATCGCCGGGGTCGCCGAGGCGGCGGGGCAGCTGGGTATCCAGGTGCCGAACATCCTCCGATTCTCCGAGGTGATGGTCGGCCTCGGCACCGCCACGAACCTGTCGGCCGAGGAGGCGGCGACCGCCCTCGCGCGCCTGGCGAACATCACGCAGATGCCGCAGACCCAGTTCGACCGTCTGGGGTCGACGGTCGTCGCGCTCGGCAATAACCTGGCCACCACCGAGGCGGACATCGTCGCGATGAGCCTGCGGATCGCCGGTGCAGGCCACACGATCGGCCTCACCGAGGCGCAGATCCTCGGGCTCGCCGGCGCCCTGTCGTCGGTCGGTATCGAGGCGGAGGCGGGCGGCTCGGCGATCTCCCGGGTCATGATCACGATGGCGAACGCCGTGCACAGTGGCGGCGAGGACCTCGCGGCGTTCGCCGAGGTAGCCGGGATGACCGCGACCGACTTCGCGGACGCGTTCCGCACCGACCCGGTGTCGGCGATCATCGCGTTCGTCACCGGCCTGCAGCGGATTCAGCAGGCGGGCGGCAACGTGTTCGAGACCCTCGATCGGCTCGAGCTCGGTGAGATCAGGGTGCGTGACGCCCTCCTGCGCCTCGCCGGCGCCGGTGACATCCTCGCCGGCTC